AAGGATTTTTAAAAGATCCAATAAGTGCTTTTAGAGCCACAGATCGAAAGATTAACAAGTATGCCTTCAAAGATAACGGAGAGGTTAATCATAATATACAAACTATTATAGGTTTAGTAAACAGGGATCCTATCTTTGTAGGCACTAATGCTAACTCAGAAATAGATTATCAGAGAGGCCAGATTACCTCTAAGCTACCTTCTCTTAATGCTGCTTTTAAATCTGTTGGGGTTAAAAATGTATCTGAGTTTGAAGCGTTGTTACAATCAGATCCAGCAACGTTAACCCCGGAACAAGATAAAGCTATTCAAGATTTAAGTGATGATATAGACTCTGTGTCAGAGGTAGTTGCTTCTTTAATGGAACAGTCTGGAGACACAGGCACTATTAGTGCACAACAAGTAAGAGAAGAAGGTGCTTTGCTTGCTGCAAATTCTTTTGATTCTAAAAAGATAGATGAATCTTTTATTGATAGCTTAATTGGACAACCTGCTACTATAGGCTCAGGTAGAGTCCCCCCTATTATTATCAATAGAGAATATGCTACTACAATTGCTGAAGGGATTAAGAATAATAATTCACAGCTTCAAGACATTAATATGCTAAGAAGTACTCCTATAGCTCAGACTAAAGAGTTTAGAGATAAGTATGAAACTAAAAATACCCTTGCTGCAATTATTAATACCACAGACAGGCTTATTTCAGATGCAGTTCTTACCGATAGATTTGGAAGAGATGGTTCTAGTATTAAATATTTACTTGATCAAGCTAAAATAGAAAATGAGATTGACGAGAATACTTATAATGAGTTAGTCAATTGGGGTAGAGGTTTAATGTCTATTTATAGGGGCACCTATCAAAAAGTAGATAACCCTTATTTAAGGGCAGTAAACAACTCACTGATTACCACAACCACTTTACGACTTATGGATATGAATGCCTTTGCTAACGTAGGGGAAATGTTCTATGGTACTATTGGCTTGTCAGGTAAAGAAAAAGTAAAGTATCTAGGTAGAGTAACTAAAGCCTTCCTTCAAGGTGTAACTGCAGACTATTACTCTGTGCCTGCCGAGATGGGTTTACCCTATACTCCTATAGACGTAAGAGATATTGGTAATAAAGAATTGTCTAGACTAATTGAGTCAGGTCATATTGTTACAGCTAACGATATCTTGTATACCGAAGGTGTTAACACAACCTCTCCTTTTATGCAAAAGACTATGAAGATATTCTATAAGCTTAACTTAGTTTCATCTCAGACTAACGCTATTCGAGGTGCTCGTATGAGCTTTGCCTTGGATGCAATAAGTAAGTTATTAGAAAAAGTAAGAGTAGATACAGAGTCAGGTAATATATCTAACACAGGTAGATGGGCAAGAGATAGACTAAATAGTTATGGTCTTGACCCAGATAAGCTTATTACTATGGTAAAAAAGTATGGTGATTTAGACGAGGATATTACTAGCTCTAATCAAGTTACAATAGAAGATGCTTCTTTTTTAACTGAACAGATTAGACTAGCACAGATAAACTTTACAGATGAGTTTTCTGCCAGACCACAACCAGGATCTACTCCTGCTGTGTTTGAATCAGAAGTCTTTAGGCCTTTCAGCCAATTTAAAAGGTTTCTTGCTCATGTAACCGCTAATATTACTCCTAACTTATGGAGTAACTATATTAAAACTGCACCTCCAGGTACCTCTTACAACACTTTTAGCTCGGTTATTACAATTGTAATGACAGCTTATTTAGCTCAAGCCTTTAAAGACTTAGTTACTTATGGTGAAACACCTGAGTGGATTGAGGATGAGGATGAAGAATTCTTTAGGTCAGCTAGTTATCGTGCTATTAATTATACTGGTTTCTTAGGGACCCCTGAGTTATTGCTTGAAGAGCTCAACAGCATTTGGAGCAAGGGAGCTAAGGCTGCTGCCTCTGGGGACAACGGTATTCTTGCTAGTGCCCTTGAAGCTGCTGGTGTTGCGCCTTCTCTTGGTGTTATACAATCAGATATAAAAGCCTTTGAAGAGGGGGGAGAAAGAGGTGCAGAAAGAGCAGTAGGTATGTTACCTTTTATAGGTAGCTTATCAGTAACTAAAGATCCATTAATAGGCTTGTTAACTCAAGCTAATGAGAGATAAAATATATGATGTTGAACATACAAAAACAAGCCGGGCTTCCGACAGCTGGAACTTCCGCACAACCAACATACGACCCTACTTTAAGTCAACCAGTACAACAACCTGTATTCATGAAACCAGAAGATATCATGAGCAATATACAGGCTGGTGTTCCAGTAACAGCAGGGATGCAAACAGGGGTGGGTGCTTTAGTAGCACCTACTCCAAGCACTGAAGTAGAGGTTAGCCCTACTCAAGAACAACTTACTCCTGACGAAATATTCTCTTCCCAACAAGAGTTTAGTGAATCTACGGCAAGGCAGGTAGCAACTCCTTCTGCCGCCCCTGCATTTACTAATACACGAGGGCAACCTAGTACTGCTGTATTACAAGAATCTTTAACCGGTATTACGTCAAGCATTGCTGCCCCTGAAAACAAATTAGGAGAAATTACTTGGTCTCAAGATGACGCTGGAGCTTTAATTGACTGGGGTTCTTCTCAATCCTCTCGATTTAGTAATCCAAACTCCGCATGGGCTTCTCAGTTAGGTAACTCAGACGCTCTTACCGACGAGTCTAAAAGAACAATAGAGCCTATCCTTACTGTTGCAGGCGCTAATTTATTGCAGAGAGTTAATAGTCGTAGTTTTGAGAAGACAATGGCGGATTCTCGAGACGATGTGCAAGACTACTACTCACAAGCTATTGGTGAACAAGGTCCTGCATCCAAAGACATTATTGCAGATCCTACTACTGAAGTATTTGAATCAGGTGAGCCTATGCTTAATCAAATGGTAACATCTGTTACTGATGATATGGTTAAACTAAGTGCTCAACCTAATGTAGAACCTACTCCGGAGCTTGTTCAAAATACTCGTGATTTGGCTATGACTTTTATTAAAGATCTAACAGATCAAGGTCAGATTAAGTGGGGAAGAAGTAAGAAAGGAAAAGTTATTCCTTTAATGGGAGACAATCTTACTTTAAATATGGATTCAGCAAGCAAGTTATCTCAGCTGTATGATGTATCTAGTAGAGGATCTAGTATTACTAGTCTTAAAGCACCTAAGTTTCCCGCTATGAGTGTTAGTGTTCTTGGTAGCGAAGCTAAAAAAGTTTTTCTGGATAAAAGAGGTAAGGTCAAATCTACTGATGCTGCTGAAGCCTTTATACAATTACAAGGCAGTATTCCTATTGGTGTTAATCCTGTATTATTCTCGATACAAGAAAAAATGTTTCAAAGTGTTATGGAACGACAAGATCCCACCTTTAATAGTACACTGTCTGAATTAGATCCTGTTTATCAAGAAGATCTTGTTAAAAAACATGGTCAAAGAAAAGCGGAATCTATTATTAATCAAAAGTATAAACAGCTAGAAAAAGAAATGAACGATATTAAACTACGTTCAGAAGAGAATGTACCTAGCTACTTAATTAATAAACAATCTCCTGCTACGCTTAGATATTTTCATATAGCTAATAACTTAAGTATTATGGGGCAGAAAGGTACTACTCGGGCTTCCTTTAGCTTTGTAGGTACTCAACCAATTAAGGTAGATTCTAACTCTGGATTGTGGTCTCAAGGATCTCCCGCTGCAGTAAGAGCAGCTAACAAAGTATATAGAGAAGTAAAAGGTGTTGGCGCAGAAAGAGGTCAGAATGTACAGAGGGCTCTTTATAATTTAAGAAACAATAACCCGGATGCTTTCCAAGCTATTAATCTTTATTATAACCTTGGTGCTCAGATGGCTAAGCATATAGACCCTGACTCTGCTGCAATATATTCCAGAGATAATTTGAATGGTAAACCAATTTCAAAATGGGCACCACTAGATTATATTACTTTTGGCACTAGTACTTTAGGTAAGGCAGCTATTCTGGGAAAAGAATTAATTAATGCAAACAACAATAATACGTTAAGTGAGTTTGCTAAAAATAATTCTTGGATGAAAGAAAAAGGCGAATGGCAATATCCAAGTTCTGTTCTTATTGACGCATATCAGCTGTCAATAGCCCCTCAAGGTAGTCATGTTAAACTACAAAACATGATGGAGTCAGATGCCAGACAGTCTAACGCTGGGCTTATTTCTATAATAGTTGGAGATAGTAGTAGTGCTTCTATCTTAGGCTTGTTACCTCAAATGTTAGACACTAATACAGAGTTATTTCCCGGTCTTCGTGAAAAAATATGGAGCACAGTGGATGAAGATGTCAAGTCAACTTTTACTTCTCCTGATGACGGTCCTTATAAAGCATCTTGGGCTAAGTTATTTTCTTCTTTGCAAGAAGCAAGAGGAAATAGAGCAGCTAAAGATTACGCAAGGGGCCTAGTAGTTGCTGGTCTATACGGTAAAACAGCACAAAAAATGTATTCTGAAGCAGAAGATTTCTTTGATAAAGTTAATAGAGCTGCGGTAAGCAGTCCTGCATTGAATGAATCTTGGAACGAGCTACGTAACTTATATGCTGGTGACAACTTTAGAATGCTTAATGATATGACTGACTTGTACACTTACTCTATGGAAAATCATATGAGTAAACTTAATGGTTATCAAACCACCATGAGAGCATTGGGCACTGCAATGGCGGCCATTAATGCTCCTTCTACTATAGAAAATATGTTTGGTGGTGTACAGCAATTATCTGGAAGTAACATTTCTCCTGAGTTAAATGTATCTGTAGTTGATCAAGTAGTAGACGGACTTAATATAAAGACCGACAGGATCGCAGGTATGAATGTTCCTCGATTCACTGTACAACAAGATTATGCTGGTGCAGCTGATATCAGACTTGATGGTGATACCCCTGTAGAATACCGTCCTGGAACTAAGCAAAGAAACGCTTGGCCAGTTGATGTTATTCAAGGTGGAGATTCTACTATTATGACCCTTGCTGTGTTAGCAATGAACAGTCCTGATGGTGGGTTTAAAGGTAATCCTGTTCAAGCAGTTGCTATTCATGACGCTTTGATTACAGGTCCAGAAGGACACTTGCTTTCCACTAATGCTTATAATAATATCGCTATACCTACTTATGCTAAACAAGCACCAAGTATGATGTCAAAAGTTGTAGATACTTATAACGAAAGACTTATGTATACTAAAATGAAGCACGGTAAAGAAGGTGCTAACATCGGCACTAGATTTCTCGGAGAAGAAAGCAACAATAACTCTTTCCATGGTCTTACAGGATACTTTGATAAAATGTATGACAACGTTTATGGTGCTGCCTCTGAAGCAGAGGTTACTACCCCTGACTTATCTATAGAGAGTAACAGGTCAACTAGATTTCTTGAGCCATATCAGTTAGCAAGAAGTAAGAGCAAACAAAATACTACTGTTAGGACTAACATGCGCAACAAAGCTATCCTTGAAGCTGCAGCTGCTCATGGTTATCTTCCTCCCACTCAAGCCAATATTAAGGCGAGGGAATTTAATAAAGTATCTGGAGATGACTTTATTGCCCTCGTAGATATTATGAGAGCGAGTTCTGGATTACTTAATAGAGGGGAAAGACCTCATTCCAGTATTGGTAAAGCTTTTAGTAAGCTTCCGCCTGAAGCCAGACCTTCTTTAAATAGCCTTTCAAGACATAACATTCGTTATGGTAAAGATGATACTTTCAATAACAGTGGTCTCTTGGAAAGAATGACTTCTCAATCTCAAATAGGTAACCAAGTTATTAAGGCTTTAACAGAAGCTAATAATGAAATAACACACATGGTACCTGCATAAACTTAAATACCCCCATAGTACAACTAAGTACTTTGGGGGTAATTTTTATTTAAGAGCCTGTTACTTTACGGGCTAATTTACGTGCGTCATTATAAGCTTTATCTGCTGCGGCAATAGCTTTGCCTTTACCTAAACCCTCTGCCATTCCATTACGAATGTTACGTTGACGTTGAGCCTGTGCAGCGGCCTTATTAATACTTGGAGTATAAGCTAAGCCCGGACTTAGATCTAGTTCTTCTACTAGTTCCATGTCATCCATATTCATTTCAGACTCTACTGGAATCATACCTTGTCGGGCCATCTCAGCACCAACATTATAAGATTTCTTTTCTGCCATTTTAATATTCCTCTTTGTTTAATATCCCGTTGTGAGCTAAAAACAAATCATATTGTCTAGCCCCTTCTTTAGGGTTATCTTGTTTAGAGATAAAGTAATCTCTCATTCTATCTTTACTGTAAGCATATACTTCAGGGTCAATACCTTCAATCTCACAGTAACGTTCATCGGTCATTAGGGGTAGTTTATTTTTACTCAGTAGATACCGATCACGCAAAGCAAACCAATTGTAGTGGGTTTTATCTGTCATGTTTTACCTATGAAAAGAAGTTACGAGAACCAATAACCTTTGTTATATCTAGGTTACCCAGCTCTGGTACTTCTATATCGCAGTCATTGTTAGTGATATAACGTTTAACTGCTTCCAAGGGGTTATCGTCACTGTACATTTCAACGAATTTATCTTGTGTTAATTGTTTCAATTTATCAACATCGGAGGCATGACAGCTAAAGCTATCGTGTACTGCACCGAAGTTAACTCCGAATTCATCTATTACAAGAGCCATATGAGTAGCATCCTGTGAATGAATATAGTTGGGGGAGATACCTGCACTAGCTTCCCTCCTGTTTGTTGTATCTAAATATATTTTAGCTACATGATTGATACGACCGGGTTGCTTTGAAGCACCACCGATTACACCACGTAAGGTAGACTTACAAGTGTCTTGTCTTGTAGCGTTTACCTTATAAATAACAGGGAAGCCTGATTTAGTCATCCAACGAATGTCTTCTCCCGCATGTCCTTTTACTAACACAAGTTTACATTCTGATATCTTAGAGTTAATCTTATTTAACTCAAGAGTGTTTTCTATTGTTGGGTCATCCCTTTGTTTCTTGTTAGCTAACCTTGCTAACTTCTTATACTTATTTATAGTAGCATGAGAGACTTTCTTTCCGGTACTATCTTGGTATTCAAAAGTACCTAGCTCCCATTGAGCTAAGTCTTGTAAGAACTTCATTGTTGTCTGAGATCCTGGACATACTTCTTCAATAGCCTTAAGGATATGAACAGCTAACTCATCACAGTCAATCTGAGTAATGTTATACAGATCATCTGCACCTGCTTGAACACAATCAGAGTACATAGACTCAGCAATTGTTTGTGCCCCTGCAGAGTATGCACGGGTCATTGTAGCTCTCTTAGAGATTAACTTACGTATCTCTGCATAAGACATTGGTCTATCTTTAAAGAAGTCAGGAGCTAACTCTACTAGCTTTTGTGCTACCTTAACGTAAAGGTCATGGGGTACGTTACTATCTTCCAAGGCTACTAGTTGTCCTGTCTTCTCATCACGAGACAATGCAGCAGAGTGTTGATAGCCATTACAAGTACCGTCAATAGCTACAGGTATACTTGAAGTAGGCTCAAGCCCTTCTGTTTCCATATCAGCAATGTTACACCATTCAATACAACAAGCTAGGAACACAACTGTTTTCTCACAGTCATGTAGTATACCCTGATCTGCAGTGGTTTCAACCAGATCCCAGTTGTTATTAAACCAGTTAATTCTATCTTCAAGAGAGAACTTATCTACACTGATAGTATCAATTCCCTCTTTGATAAGCATAGACTTATAGTCTTCTTCTACCCAAGAAGGTATATTGTTTACTTCATACTTTTCATTGTATGAGTTAGCAGTATGAATGGCTAATGCACGTTTACCTGCATCATCAATAGGTTTACTCTCACTGAAGCTCATAAGACCACGGGCAATATCATTACCTTGATAGTTCATATAAGGTTCTTTATAGTATACTCTGCCTCGGTAATCCAGGTCAACTAAAGAGTAGAACTTATCCCACTCATTTAGTTGTTTAGCTTTACCTATAGTAGTTTTAATCTCAGCACGTTTAGCTCTTACTTGTAATGGGCGTAAAGTCTTTTCCCATTCCTTAGCAATAAGATTATAAGCACTCTTGTTTGCAGCAGAAGGAGTCTTCTGATACTTCTCATAAGCAGTCTTAAGTAAACTCTTAGGTATAGCCTTGTCATACATAGGAATATCTGATGGCATGATGTCATCTAGATTATCTAATAGTACATCGAGTACTTTTGAGTTAATCTTCCATGGAGTTTGTTGTAAGTTATTTACTGCTCTTACAAAAGGAGAGTCAATATAAATGTTATTGAAGGCATCCCTTTGAGCTTGAGGAGCGGAGATACCCCATCGTTTAATTAGAGGATAGTTTTTAGGTTGCATAATGTTACTGATATCGGAAGGCAATTCATCTACCGTATATACGAGTAGCCCTTTGCTTTCGATTAACTTAAACTCACCTATTTCTTCCCATCTTTCTGTTGGTTCAATCATGTAAGGAGCTTGGGCGTTATACGCACCAAACCCCTCTGCTCTTTTAACATTAATAAAGCCTGACTGAACATAGGCTTCTAGTACAAGATCACCTGTCCTGATTGCTTGATGGAAGCTACACTTAGTATTAAAGTATTTTGTAAACACATGCTCACCAATACCCACACTAACTTGTGTGGTCTTGGCAAGGCCTACTGGTTGTTCAGGATATTCTCTAGTAAAGTTAGAAGACATCTTATCGAAAGCCACTTGTACAATGCTAGGAATATTATCTCTGAACTTAGATATAGTACGTAATATCTGTGCTCCTTTATTTGCTTTAGGGTTGTTCATGTTTACATTAGAAACTTTGTTTATTAGATAATCCACCACTTCATTGAGAGGGTCTTTCATGTTATCTTCCATCAGTTATTCCCTTTTAATAATGGACTTCAATCATATGCCAAGGTTACCTAGCATATCATCGTATAGCCCATCTTGTAATCTGCCTGTATCATAGTCATAAGTACAAGTACCTGCTGGACCTGTCTTGCCTGTATAACGTGACTTAAGTACTGATAGTTTAATTGTATTACGTTCACTTTCGTTATCAGCAGTAATATTACGGGCAAAAGCTAAGATGTCGTGTGAGATTTGTTTAATTGAACCTGAACCTCTAATGTCATCGACTGTTGGCAATCTACCTTCTTCAAATGATTGTCCTGTAGTAGACATCTTTCGTAGATGTGACACCAAGCCGATCCACACGTTGTGTTGTTTAGATATACGCAGTAAGTCATTCATTACCTTATCAATAGCTTCATTACCAGTTAATCCTTCTGAACCTTCAGACACAAGAATAGTAATGTGATCAATGAACAGATACTTACAACCTGATAAGGCCATATATTCTAGTTGAGATATAATACCATTAGACATAGAACCACAATGATCCAGCACCATAACTCTGTCTTTGAAGGTATCGAAGCCCACACGAAGATCATCGAGCTCAATTTTCTCTGCAGCAGGGTTACGTTTAATTACCATGCCAGCAAGCTTACGGGTTGTTTCAGCAGGACTTTCTTCAAGAGCGATAATGCCTACCTTTTCCTGAGTCTTATCTATGATATCAAGAACAATCTCACGTAACATAGTAGACTTACCTGCACCTGTACCTGATACCCACAAAGATATTTCACCAAGGCGCATACCTTTAATCTTATCGTTAAGACCAGAGAAACATTCTGGATAAGGCAATGATTCAACATCATTGTATTCTACTAGCTTCTTCCATAGATCTTCACCAGTAACAATACCTTGTGGGCTATATTGTTGTGCATCCCAGATACCTCTGAGTACAGCCATGTATCCTTCTTCAGTAAGCGCTTCAGAAGCATCTTTGAATTTAGTACGAGCAACTTTTACTTTATCAAAGCCAATTGAGTTAGCTAGCTTATCTATTGCTATATCGCCGGCTTCATCTGTATCAATGAATAGTATTACCTCATTGAAAGAACGTAGATAGTCTCGATTCTCTACAACAGCCTTCAAGTTAGATGCAGAAGGAATAGATACAACAGGGTAAATTGCACCGCTACTATACTTAGAATATGCTTCAGCTACAGCAAGAGCATCTTCTTCTCCTTCAGTGATAACAATTCGTTTACCTGTACCTGGGAATACATTCTGACCGAATAGAGTAAGAGGTAGTTTACCTTCTACCCTGAAGTCTTTAGGGAACAAACGTTTCTTATTACCTACTACAACGTTATTCTCATAGTAAGGATAGTATACTGCGCTAGTGCCTCCTGTAGAAGATACTTCTCTTTTAACACCAAACATCTCACATACTTTAACTGAGATATTACGGTCAGCAGAGGTTCCGAATGGTAGGGAATCAAATGATATCACATTACTTTCCTCTTCTACTT